AGGAAAAGAAAAATATGTCACCTGAGAAAAGAGAGGCATTTCTTCATCCAAAAGAGCGTACAGAGGAAGAAAGAGAAGCATTCAATCAGAAATGTAAGGAAATTTTTAAGCGCATGTCAGAAGAAGCAAAGAATAAGTTATAGATACCACTGATCAGAAATGGTTGGTGGTATTTTTATACTCATTTTTAAGGAAAGGAGGACCAGCAATGAAAGTAAGAGTAACTTACAATTATCACGACAGAAAACTTGGTTTTGAAAAACGTGTTGGAGATGAGTTCGATGTTACAGAAGAAAGAGGTCAGGTACTGATCGCAGCAGGTGTAGCGGAAGAAATCACTGAACCAGTAGAAGAACCAGAAGCTCAGGAAGGAACTGAGGAAGAAGAAAAACCAAAAAGAAGTACCAAGGCAAGAAAGTAAGAGGTGATCCATAAATCTCGGTAGCAGACGTTCCGTTAAGACGTCTTATTTTTATGCTCCAAACACGATAAGAGGGTAAAAGATGCGTGGGCGGTGACACCGAAGACAATGGATAGATAATTGGGAGACACCCACAAAATGGAAAGGAGCAACAATGAAAAAGAAATTAAACATGAATCTACAGTTTTTTGCGGAACCAGGATCAGAACCAACGGGAGGACAGGGAGAGCCTGCACCACAGCCAGGAGCAAATCAGACTCCGCCGGCAACTGATCCATCACAGCCACAGATTGACTACAATAAGATTCAGCAAATGTTAGATGGGACATTAGCAGCAAAAGAAAACACTGCATTAAAAGCCTATTTTAAACAGCAGGGCTTAAGCCAGGAAGAAGCTGAACAGGCAATGCAGGCATTTAAACAGCAGAAAGCTGCAAATGAACCAAACATCGAAGCAATCCAGAACGCGGCACAGAACGCGCAGCAGATGGCACAGAAAGCTATGATCGAGCGTGATGCTTATAAGTTATCTGGAGAACTTGGGATCGACTTAAAAACAATGCCTTACGTGTTAAAACTGGCAGACGTGTCACAGGTCGTACAGGATGGAAAGATTGATTCCGAAAAATTAAAAGAAGCATTAAACAAAGTATTGGAAGATGTGCCACAGTTAAAACCACAGGAACAGCAGCAGACAGGATTCCGTCAGATCGGAGTTGGTCAGCAGCATGGCGGAGAGACTGGTGGCAATACACCACAGCAGAAATCGGTACCAACAAAACGATGGAACCGATTTAATTAGGAGGTAAGAAAGAATGGCATTAAATTATGCACAGGTATGGGAGCCAGAACTTCTGGAGATCTTAATGCAGGGAACATTAACTTCTCCATTTGTAACATCAAATGTAACATGGTTGGATGCGAAAACATTCCACTTCACACAGATGTCTGTATCTGGATTCAAAAACCACAGTCGAAATGGCGGATGGAACAAAGGAACTTATGCACAGACAGATACTGCATTTACCGTAGAACACGACAGAGATGTATCATTTCTTGTTGATAAAGCAGATGTCGATGAGACAAACGCAACAGCATCTATCCAGAATATTTCCAAAGTCTTTGAACAGACTCAGGTAGTTCCAGAAACAGATGCGTTATTCTTCTCTAAAGTAGCACAGGCTGCGCAGAAAGTGACTGGATATCACAGCTCAACAGCTTCCAGTGATTATACAAAAGCAAATGTATTCAGCAAGTTAAAAGGATTCCTTGCAGCAGGAAAACTTCGCAGATACAAAGCGAATGGATCACTGATCATGTATGTATCATCTGCGATCATGGATCTGTTAGAACTGTCTACAGAATTTACTCGTAAGATTGAGATGACTCAGATCGCAGAAGGCGGTATGGGAATCGAAACACGAGTCACAGATATTGATGGCGTAACACTTATGGAAGTTATCGATGATGAACGCTTCTATGATAAGTTTAACTGGGAAGTTGAAGAAGGCGGATTTGCACCAGTAAAGAAAGACGCAGGTAAATCCGTAACAGGATCACATAAGATCAATGTGCTGATCGCATGCGGACAGACATGTAAGACAGTTCCTAAGATCTCATCCATCTATTACTTTGATCCAGGAACACACACAGAAGGTGATGGTTATCTGTATCAGAACAGAACTTTATCTGACGTATTTGTATTCCCGAACGGAAAAGATGGCAAGGTTGATTCTGTTTACGTTGACGTAGACACTACGGAATATACAGAAGTGTAGGAGGTGGTGCATATGGCACTCGCCTCTTATGCAGATCAGGAGTATTATGAAAAAGTCAGCGGTGTGATCACAACGGATGATCTTGAAAAGAGGTTGTATATCGCAAGCCGACACATTGACACGCTTACATTTAACCGTATTGTAGCAAGAGGATTTGAGAATCTGACAGAATTTCAAAAAGATGTGATACGTCTGGTTGTTTGTAAACAGGCAGATTTTGAAGCAGAAAATGAATCTCTGATCAACAGTGTCTTAAGTTCTTATTCGATCAATGGTGTGTCAATGGGAATCAATGCCGGTGGATGGAATGTGACAGTTCAGGATGGGGTGATCATGAAAGCTGACAATTACGCGATGTTAGAGCAGACAGGATTGTGCTGCAGGAGATTGGGGGCGATCTGATGAAATGGCCAGAGTTAATTCCAAAATCAATGTGTCAGACGGATATTCACATTCGAATTGATAGTGAGGAGATTGGAGAGGAAGGGCAGCCGATCACTCTGATCGATGCGGATTTCAAATGCAACTATCAAGATAAAGCAAAAAGAGTTATGACAAATGAGCAGAAGATCGTACAGGTTACGGGATCTGCTCTTTTTTGTGGAGATATCGCCCCAGATGTACCAGTGATCAGTTGCGGTGTCGCAACAGTCTTTGGAGTTGAGAGAGTGATCGTAAGTGGAGAGAAAGCAAGAAATCCCGATGGGACGGTCAATTATACCAGATTGGAGTTGATGTGATGATCCGTTGCAATTCAATTATAAAAATCAACACACAGAGACTTCGGGAGCTTTCACAGGCACAAGTCACAGCACTGGAAAAGACAGCAGAAGCTTTGCATACCGAAGTGGTACAAGCTCAGGTTATGCCGTTTGATACAGGAAATCTGCAAAATGATAATACATTTGTAGATTATACTTACAGCAAAACAGGACATACAAGGATTGTATCTACAACGCCATATGCCAGAAGGTTATATTTCCATCCGGAATACAATTTTCAGACATACGAAAATCCGTTTGCAGGTGGCGAGTGGTTTAATCCATGGCTTCCTGGTGGATTGTATGAAGACTTTGCACAGAAAGCATTCAAGAAACTGTACCGAAGGGAGAGTGGCGTATGATTTTGTTAGCAGATGTGAAGGACTGGCTGAAAACAGTATTTGAAGCTGATCACTATTACACAGGAAAGTTAGACAACAAAAAAGACAGATCCATTGGAGTGTATCAACGAAGTTCCTATGCTCCAAAACGGTATGCAGTAGGTGGATATAAGAAATATGATACGAAAAGTATATCTGTCTTAGTCCACTGGAACAACAATTCAAAAGAAACAGAACAGGCAGCAGCCGAACTGTTTGAAATATTAGAAATACAGAAACAATTCATGATCAAAGATACAAAAGTAGATTTCTTATCCATGCAGGTTCCTGAACCAGTAGATGTTGGAACGGATGACAAAGGAATCTATGAACGTGTCATTTGGTTTGACATTTATTACG